CGCAAGGCCGACGACACGGCGTTCAAGCAATTCATCACCACTCAGGTCGACCGGGTGCGCTGGCACTACGGCAAGCGCGCCGAAGACGTGCCGCGGCAGTGCATCTTCGTCGGCACCACCAACATGCACCAGTACGGCAAAGACGAGACCGGGATGCGCCGGATCTGGCCGGTCGAGGTCGGCCGGGTGGATCTGAAGCGCATCGGCGCCGATCGCGATCAGCTGTGGGCTGAGGCTGTGGCGCTGTACCGCCGCGGCGTGCCCTGGTGGGTCGACAAGTCGCGGATTGTTGTGGAGGCCGGCCAGGCAGGGCCGGATGCGTGGTCGGAGTGGCAGCTCTTCAATGAGCAAGCCGAGTCTCGTCAGAACATCGACGCCTGGGAGACGCCGATCAGCGAATGGCTGATGTCCAACAACGCGCGTGATGGGTTCTCCAGCGCGGAGATCCTGGGCGACGCGCTGCGCATCGACCGGGCCCGCTGGGGCCAGCAGGAGCAGAAGCGGGTCGCGGCGGTCATGCGCAAGCTCGGCTACCGCTCAGGCAAGGTCGGGCCGAAGCACTCACGGCTGAATGGCTGGAAGCGGATCGAAGAGCCGCTGCAGGCCGGCGACATGGAGGGCGGCGATGTTCCGATCTGAGTCCGTCCAGAAACACCCCGGACACCGGAAACCCGCGCCACGCCTTGCTGTGTCCGGAGCGACCATTTCTCCGGACACCGCCCAGACACCCGGAAACGCTTGTGCGGCGCGGTTCTTCGGCGAAGTGTCCGCGTGTCCGGCATTTCTTCCACCTCTCACACGTATGCAGGCGCACACACGCGCGGGCGGGCGCACACATGGAATACACATCACATATCACGGACACCCGGACACCTCTAGCATTGGCGCGGTTCTTCGGTGTCCGGGTAGTGCAAAACACCCGGACACTGCCGGACACCTGCGCGAAATGCCGGACACCATGAGCCGGCAGCCCTCGATGCGCGAGGCCATGCCCACCGTGACGGCCTTCATCGACGAACTGCGGTCCGTCTTCGGCGCCGATGGCATCAACGCAGCCATCCGCCGTGGCATGGCCGGCGAGCGCAACCAGTTCCACGCCGTCGAGAACTGCCACGAGCTGGGCACATCGTGCGCGGCTGATCCCATGACCACCGTTACCCCGACCCCTGACTGGTCGATCCCGAGGAAAGACTGATGGTCGCCATCACCGTGAAGCACGATCTGGACAAGATCAAGGCAGAGATGACGCGCATCGAGCGTGAGCAGATCCCGTTCGCTGCATCGCTCGCGATCAACGCGGTGGCACGCAAGGCGAAGGATGCGATGCCTGGGGTGCTCGAGCGGCTGCTGGACAAGCCCAAGCCTTTCACCACGCGATCGGGCTTCTTCTCGACCTTCAGCAGCAAGACGAACCTGCAGGCGACGGTGGGGCTGAAGGACGTGCAGGCCGGCTACCTGGCCCCGCTGCTGGCAGGTGGGCAGCGTAAGACCAAGCCGGCCGAGCAGCGCTTCATGGGCCGGTTCTTCGTGCCGTCCCCGGCCGCGCCGGTCGACACCTACGGGAACGTCACGAAGGCGAACCTCGTGGCCATCCTGAAGGCAGCCGCGGCGAAGGGTGAGTGGAAGGGCAAGCGCATTGTCGTCTTCCCCAACGGCAACGGGCGCCTGCCTGCAGGCGTGTACGCGAGCAACAAGCGCAATGGGCTGAAGTCCGAGAAGCGCGGACTGACTCTGCTGCTGCTGTTCGTTTCGCGCGCACCTGGGTACCGCCAGCGGATCCGGCTGGGCGAGGAGGTGTCGAGGGTGGTGCGGGCCGACTTCGGCGGTGAGTTCAAGAAGGCGATGGCCAGGGCGACGGGGTCGGCGGCGGGGGCGGGGTCATGAGGGGTCGCGGGTCCTCCCCCAGGAGTTTCCCTGCGGGTCAATTCGCGCGTGAATTTTCGCCAGTGATAGCGGTTGCAATAGGTTGCATCCGTCGTTGCAATTGGCCTCGGTGGGTTGCCTGATGGCCGAGATGGTCACCGCCTCGGCCCTGGCCCCGCTCCTTGGAGTGACCCGCCAGGCCATCGATCGGGCCCGTGACGCTGGCCGGCTGACCTGTTTTGACGGGAAATACAACGTTGAGCTGGCCCGGATCGAGTTCGCGCGCAATCGGCAGCGCCAGCGTGCCGGGAAAGAGCCGGCGGTGCCCCCTGCGGGGGCGGAAGTCGGTGCTGCCGCGAGTGGTGGTGGTGGCGGGGCGGATTTCTGGGACGCGAAGACGCGCCGCGAGACGGCCGAGGCCTCGATCGCCGAGCTGAAGGAGGCCGAGCTGCGCGGCGAGCTGGTGCGCCGGGTCGTCGTCGAGCGCGAGCTCGCATCGCAGCTGGTGGCGCTGCGTGAGTCGCTCGAAGTGCTGGCCGATCGGCTGGCCGCGGTGATGGCGGCCGAGACGGACGCTGCGGCGTGCCGGAACATGCTGCGCAACGAGCATCGGCTGGCCCTTGCGTCGTTCGCCAAGCGAATCGAGACCACGACCGATGCGCCGGCCGGGGAGGGCGACGATGGGGGCGCCTGAACGCGACCTGGTGCTCTCGCTGTTCCGCCAGTACCTGCAGCCGCGGGAATCGCTCAGCGTGGACGAGTGGGCCGACCGGTACCGGGTGCTGGGCGGTGAGACATCAGCCGAGCCGGGCCTGTGGCGCACCGATCGCACGCCGTACCTGCGCCAGATCATGCGGGACCTGTCGTCGGAGTCGCTGGTCGAAGAGGTGGTGCTGCAGTTCGGCACCCAGCTGGGCAAGTCGGAGTCCGGCCTGAATTGGCTGGGGTACTGCATCGACCACGATCCCGGTCCGATGATGCTGATCCTGCCGACGGTGGACATCGCGAAGCGGTTCAGCAAGCAGCGGCTGGCGCCGATGGTGCGCGAGGCACCGGTGCTGCGCTCGAAAATCCGCGAGTCTCGCTCGCGCGACAGCGGAAACACGACGCTGGTGAAGGAATTCCCGGGCGGATTGCTGGTCGTGACGGGGGCGAACTCGGCCGCCGGCCTGGCCAGCATGCCGTCGCGCGTGCTGTATGCCGACGAGGTCGACGACTATCCGGACGATGTGGACGGCCAGGGTGAGCCGCTGGGGCTGGCTGTGGCCCGCCAGGACACGTTCGCGCGCCGTAAGCGGCTGCTTTCGAGCTCGCCGAAGCGCCCGCCGGGGTTCAGCACGATCGAGGCGCGCTTCAACGCAGGCACGCGGTGCCGGTACTGGGTGCCGTGTCCGCACTGCGGCGAGCACCAGGTGCTGGAGTGGGGCGGCAAGGAAGTCGCGCACGGCCTGAAGTGGGTGGGCAGCGACCCGACGTCGGCGCATTACGTGTGCCGGCACTGCGGGGCGGCCACCGAAGAGCACCACAAGCCCGCGATGCTGGCCGCGGGCGATTGGCGCGGCGAGAACCCGCTGGCGACTGTGCGCAGCTACCACCTGTCGAGCCTGTACTCGCCGCTGGGCTGGCTGTCGTGGGCGACGATCGTGCGGGAGTTCCTCGAGGCGGCCGCGTCGCTGGTGTCTGGCAAGACGGCGCCGATGAAGACCTGGCGGAACACTCGGCTGGCGCTCACCTGGGCAGAGCCCGGCGCGCGGCTGGCGGTGCACACGCTGCAGGAGCGGTCGCAGCTGGCCGGCGCGCATCGGCTGCGGGTCATCCCTGCGTCTTCGCTGGCCCTGACCGCCGGCGTGGACGTGCAGGACAACCGCCTCGAGGTGAGCGTGTGGGGCTGGGGACCGGGCGACGAGGTGTCGCTGGTCGACCACCAGGTGCTGCCCGGGGATCCGGCCCAGTCCGACCTCTGGCAGCGACTGGACGCCTACCTCGCCGGTCGTTTCGTGCACGAGCTGGGCGGCACGCTGGGCATCGAGGCGGTGGCGATCGACACGGGCGGCCACTTCACCCACACGGTTTACAGCTACGTCCGCGAGCGCTCGCCGGGACGGCGCCTCGAGGTCAACGGGCAGGCCTGGGTGCAGCGCTTCTATGCGCTCAAGGGCCTGGACCGTCCCGGCATGCCGGTGAAGGGCAAGTCCTCGCCGGTCGATGTGAACTACCGGGGCAAGCTCATCGCCCGCGGCGTCCAGCTCTGGCTGGTCGGCACGAACAGCGCGAAGGACTGGTGGTACGCGCGGCTTCGTCAGGATCGCCTTGGGCCGGGCTTCGTGCATGTGCCGGCCGACGTCTCGGACGACTGGTGCGAGCAGATGACGGTCGAGTCTCGTGTCCAGGCGCGTACTGCGCGCGGCGTTCGCATGGTGTGGGCATGCCCTGCGGGCAAGCGTAACGAGGCCTGGGACTGTGCGGTCTACGCGCTGTTTGCTGCCCATGCGATCGGGCTGGAGCGGTACACGGCGCCGATGTGGGAGCGCCTGGCCGAGCGCATCGCCCCCCGCCAGGCAGATCTGCTGGCTGCCCCGATGGCACCGGTCGAAGTGGCGCCCGAGCCTGCACTGCCGCCCGCGGTTGCGCCGCGCCGCGTGACTCCTACTCACCCGGGCCGCGCGCCTGGTCAATTTCCGAGGCTTGGATGGTGATGGACACATTGTCGATGGTGCTGGCCGAGCTCGAGGCGACGCTCGGCCGCGAGGCGTTTCCTCCTGAGACGCGCGCCCGCGTCGAGCTCTCGCTCAGGCAACAGATCGGCGGCGAGCGGCACTACATCGCGAGCGCCAATGCGCTGATTCGCGCCGACTTGCACGCGCGGATCCGCACGGCGGTCTCGTGCGGGATGTCGCACACCGAGGCGGCCGAGCGCTTCGGATTCACCCGGCAGGGTATCTGGAAGATCTGCGCCGCAACGGCTGCGTCCTGACCTGTTGCCACTGAGTCGGTACGGTGCGTGGGTCGGACCTGTCCGCAACGAATCCACCCACTGAGGATCGAATGAAATTCATCACCCGCACCTTTGCCGTATTCGCTCTGGCGATCGCGGCCCTCCTGCCGCTGCCGGCCGCCGCGCAGGCCTTCACCGACTATGCGGAAAATCGCCTTGTCGACGCACTGTTCCGCGGCCAGTCGCTGGGCGCACCGGCCACCTGGTACATCGGTCTCCTGACCGCGGCCTGCAGCGATTCGAGTCCTGGCACTGAGGTGACGGGCGGCAGCTATGCCCGTGTCGCTGTGACCGCCTCGCTCGCCAATTTCGCAGGCACGCAGTCGGCCGGCAGCACGGCCGCCTCGAGCGGCTCGAGCGGCGTGACCAGCAACAATGCCGCGATCACCTTCCCTGCGCCCACGGCCAACTGGGGCCCGGTCTCGCACTTCGGCTGGTACGACGCCAGCACGTCCGGCAATCAATGGGTGTGCGTGACGCTGACGACTAGCAAGACGGTCAACAACGGCGACGCCGCCCCGAGCTTCGCCATCGGCGCGGCCACCGTCACGATTCAGTGACCATGACGCCTGCTGACCTTCGAGCCCTGATCGACCAGCGGGTCGCGACCGATGCCGAGTTCGCGGCCCTGGTCGCGACGGGCGAGGACAAGGCGATCGCCGACGCGCTGTCTGTCGGCCGCGTGCGCCACGTCTCGCGACTGGTGACGGAGCGCGGTGTGATCTCCGCGCTCGGACCGATCGAGGGCGAGGCCGCCCTGCAGGCGCTGGAAGCATTCGCTGCAACCACGCTGCCCGATGGTCACCCGCTGAAGTCGAGCCACGCTGGAATCGCCCGGACGCTGTCCTGGCTCAAGCCCCCAGCCGACGGCATCGATATCGGGGACGCGCTCACGCGCCAGCTGCTCAGCACGTTCGGCGCGCTGGGCGTGCTGTCGTCTGCCACAGTTACGGCGCTGCTGGCTCTCTCGGCTGTGCCGGATCCGATCGGCTACGCCGAAGTCTCGACGGCCCTGGCCGTAGCGGAGGGCTGACATGGCATCGTCACGAGTCGAAACTCAGGTGACCTGGTCGGCCGCGTCGAGCCTGAGCATCGCGAGCGCCAGCAATGGCACCTCGGACGCCTTCACTTTCGACGCGTCGGATTGGTCCGCTGCGATCCAGCTCAGCGCCGACAACAACGGCACACCGGCCAGCGGCGACACGATGTCGTTTTATATCCTGTGGACGAGTGGTGACATCTTGGGCGACAGCGGCAGCGACTACGACACAGTGGAGCACGCGCAGCACCTGTGCACGTTGGACACCTATGCGACAAACACGCCCGGCGAAGATCCTGCGCGCCGGACCATCCCGCTGAATAACATCGCGGCGCTGGGCGGAAAGATCTACGCGGTGAACAACTCAAGCGGCCGTGCGATCACGGCGCGCGCTCGACTGGTGACGCAGCGCGGCGCGGTGGCGTAGGTCGTGTCTGGGATTGTTGCTCGGCGAGATTGGGACCGGCAGCCGCCAGCCGCAATCTCTGCAAATCGCGCGTTGATTGGGCCTTCCTTGGTGTTTGCCCAGTCGGCGCAGTATGTCGATTACGACGGCAATCAGACGACCGAGTCTGGTGCGTTGACTCCCGGGCCGTCCGGCGTTTCAAAGACTGTCACCTCGGTCGCCTACCCGATCGCTGGATCGGTGTCTGCCACTCAGGGATATACGTTCATCCACTACGGAAGGCGCACCGGCTCCCATTCAGGGTATTTCGCATTGCTTCGAGTGCTGAGCGGCGCCAACCACATTGCCGGCTTCGAGCTAAGCGAGACAAGCAAGCACTACTTGTTCGAGATGAGTTCAGGTGGGTCTCCGAACTTCACAGGCTATGGGACGCCGGTCACATCGCCGCTTGACGAGGATGCGTTGTTCATCGGGGTGGTATCGCCTGGCGGGAATACTGTCCTGTACAAAAACGGAGTGGTGGTCGCCGCGCAGGCGTCGCACACATCTCTTAGGTCTGGCGGAACGCTGACTATTGTTAGCGGGGCTGTCTCAACTCAGACCGCCATGTTCCAGGGCGTTCTGTTGAAGGCAATGACGCCCGCCGAGGTCTTTGCGATTTCGAGCAACCCGCGCCTTCTATTCGCCCCCGAGCAGATCTATGTGCCGTTCGCCCCGCACCCGTCCGGCATCCCGGTCCTCTCCGCTCTTTCCATGACCAGCATCACAGCCACGACGGCCAGGCCGCGCGTGACGATCACTTTCTGAGGCCCGCATGACGATCGCGACACTCGACCAATATATCGCCGCGGCAAGCCAGCGCGTGCAAATTCTCAAGACCGCGGGCGTTACCTCGGCCGCCGCCGCCGTGACCCAGGTCCTACAGGCGGCGGGCAACCCTGGCGCGGGCACCCTGGCGGGCACAAGCACGACGGCCGGGGTGGTTCCGACGGCTGCCACGCCCGGCTTTCCGGTCATCAACGCCTTCGGTGGAGGCGCGACCGGCTATATCAGCAACATCAGCTTCGGATCGACGGTCGCAGGCCGGATCCACCTGTTCGACTGCTTGTGGAAGGGGGGCGCGTACGCCTTCAATGCGGCGACCACGCTATCAGCGCAGCCCAGCTACTCGTCGCGCGTGATTGGTGGCACGGACTACACGAACACCGAGATCTGGATCGAGGCGGTGACCGCTTTCACTGGCAACCAGTCGATCGCGGTCACGTACACGAATCAGGACGGCACCACCGGCCGCACCACCGGCACGATTGCCACGGCTGTGGCCCCGATCATCGGCAGGATGGTGCAGCTGCCCCTGCAGACCGGCGACACGGGCGTGCGGACCATCGAGTCTGTGACCAGCACAATCTCGACGGTCGGCACGTTCAACGTGCTGGTGCTGCGCCGCTTGTGGTCGGGACGAGTGCTAATCGCGAATTTTGGCGACACGCACGACTTCCTGAAGACCGGCATGCCGCAGATCTTCGCGGATTCTGCGCTGATGGCGCTGGCGCAGCCGGACTCGACGACCACCGGCGTATTCGAGCTGGTGGCCGAGATCGTGAACGGCTGAACAATGGCTAACGTCTGGCGCCGCGCCCCGTCCGGTCGAATCCGGTACGGGATCGCGCGCAAGAAGGAGGGCAGCGGTGTCGCGACGACCATCGCGCTGGCCTTCTTCACGGACGGCCCTCCCGCAGTGCTGGCCGGAGATGCCGCGGGCGGTGGCGCCGGCACGGGCGCCCTCTCCGTCACCGGCCTCTATTACGTGGTCTACCCCGCAGCGGGCAGCAAGCCGAGCGATGCCCAGGTGCGGGCCGGGCTGGATGCCACGGGCGCGGCCGCAGTCGCCAAAGGCAGCGAGATCTCGCCAGTCGCCACCACGGTCGCCTTCGATTTCGCCGCCGCTGCCACTGGGCTGACCGGTGGGGTCTCGTACAAGATCGCAATGGTCTGGCACGACGGCGCGACCTATTCAAACGTCGAGGAGTACGCCTTCGCGACGACGGCCGGCGCTGCCGCACTGGATGGCGCCGCGACTGGCTCGGGCACCGCCACGGGTGCGCTGACGACGGCCATCCCGCTGCTAGGTGCCGCGATCAGTGGCGCCACTGCCACCGGTGCGATCACGACCGGCATCCCGCTGGCCGGCGCTGCAGCTGGTGGTGGTGCTGGTGCCGGCGCGCTTTCGACGGCGATCAGCCTCACGGGTTCCGCTGCGACGATCAGTGCCACTGCCGCCGGCGCCCTGACCACCACAATCCGGCTGGCCGGTGATGCGGTGGCCAGCGCGATCGCAGCCGGCGGCCTGTCGACCGGGATCCCGATCGCCGGTGCGGGAACGGGAGGCGCAGCGGGTGCTGGCGACCTGACCACGGCTCCGTCTGGCCTGGCCGGCGCTGGCACGGGCGCAGGCACCGGCACGGGCGTCCTCACGACTCAGATCACGCTCTCGGGTGCTGCCATCGCGGCTGCAATCGCATCGGGTGCGCTGGGCACAGCCATCCAGCTCGCCGGTGCTGCGACTGGTGGAGCGGCCGCTACGGGCGCGATATCGACGGCGATCCGGCTGGCCGGTGATGCGACGGGTGGCGCCGCCGGCACGGGCGCGCTGACCACAACGCCCTCGGGTGCTGCCGGCGATGCCGTGGGCGGTGCCACCGGTACCGGGGCGCTGTCCACCGGCATCCGTCTGACCGGCGCCGCGGTGGCGTCTGTCGTCGGCTCGGGTGGGCTGGTCACCGGGATCCCGCTGGCGGGCGCTGCGACGGTATCAGTGTCTGCCGCTGGCGACCTGGTCGTCGCGATCTCGTTCGCTGGTGCCGCGCTGCTGTCGGCGATCGGTACGGGCGCGCTGCTGACCTCGATCACGCTGAATGGCGCGGCATTGGTGTCCGCGCTGGCTGCAGGCTCGCTGTCGACGGTGGCGGTTCTGGCGGTGGATATGCCGATCACCGCGCGGATCGGGGCGCGAGTGGTGACGAGAGTCACGCGCATCGGGTCCCGGTACGCCAACAATTCGCGCCGCCTCGGCGCTCAGAGAACGGCCAGGGGATGAAATGCTGCAGGAAACACTGATTGCCGGCGATTCGTTGGACTTCATCACCTCGCCAACGCTCTATCCGGCCTCGGCTGGCTGGACGCTGACCTATGTGCTGACCCCGCAGGCCGCCGGTGGCACCTCGATCACCTTCACGGCTACGGCATCCGGCGACGACTATCTGATCGAGGTCTCTGCCGCGACGACCGCGGCCTGGACGGCTGGGGCCTACTCGTGGGCGTCGGCCGTATCGAAGGCCGGCGAGCGATTCACGGTCGACGATGGGTCGATCACGATCCGCCCGGATCCCTTCACCGCGACCTCGCTCGACAACCGATCGCACGCCCGAAAAATGCTGGACGCGATCGAGGCGGCGCTGGAGTCGCGCGCCACAGCTTCTCAGCTCGATCTGCTCGAGCTGACGATCTACTCGCGCAGCTCCAAGCGGGACCCTAGCGTGCTGATGAAGGCGCGCAGCCAGTACATCGCCGAAGTGGCCCGTGAGAACGCGGCACTGGGCATCCGACCTGGCAATGGCCGGGTCTTCGTGAGGTTCTGAGATGCTCGACAACTTGCTGGCGCGTATCGGCCTGGCCCGTGCGCGGATGCCCTCGAAAAAGGCATTCGCCGCGGCGCAGCTTTCGCGCATCACCGATTCCTGGCTGGCAACCCGCGAGGAGATTCACCGCGAGCTGCGCTCAGACCTCGACAAGCTGCGAGACCGCGCCCGTCAGCTCGAGAAGGACAACGACTTCGCGCGCCGCTACCTGGAGATGTGCGAGACCAACATCGTTGGCGACTCTGGCGTGCGGCTGATGTCGCTGTGCGAGGACCGGCCGGGCGTCCCGGACCAGCTGGCCCGCGATGCGATCGAGACCGGGTGGCACCGGTGGGGCAGGCTGGGCGTGTGCGAGATGAGCGGCACGCACTCGTGGCTGGAGCTGTGCTGGGCGATCTGCCGGGCCACGGCGCGCGACGGCGAATACATGGTGCAGGAAGTGCTGGGCAGTGAGGCCGGGAACGCTTTCGGCTATGCCCTGCGCATCATCGACGTGGCCCGGATCGCCACCTGGATGGAGCGGGAAGAAGGGCCCGGCAGCAATGCGATCCGCTGCGGCATCGAGATCGACTCTGATGGCCGCGCGGTGGCCTACTTCATCGGCGACGGGAAGGCCCATGCGCGCACTGCCCAGCGTGTGCCGGCGGATCGGATCATTCATCGGTTTCGCGGCCAGTGGGCGGGACAGCCGCGCGGTGTGCCGTGGATGCACGCCGCGATGCTCTCCATGCACTACGCGGGCGAGTTCGCCCTCTCGGCGCTGCTGGCGGCCAAGTACGGCGCCGATCACCTGGGCTTTTTCGTGACGCCCGACGGCCAGGCGCCGGCGCTGGGAGACACCCAGTCGGACGGCAGCAAGATCGCATCGACCGCCCCCGGCACCTGGGACACGCTGCCGGCCGGCACCGACGTGCGCGAGATCGCCAGCAAATACCCCAGCGACACCTTCGACCCGTTCATGCGCGCGGCCAACCGCCGCATGGCCAGCGGCCTGAATGTCAGCTATCCGGCCCTGTGCAACGACCACGCCGACCTGAACTACAACAGCATCCGCGCCACCCAGGCGGACGACCGGGACCAGTGGCGCAAGTACCAGGCGTGGTTCCGCGACAACTGGATCGAGTTCGTCTTCTCCCGCTGGCTCAAGTTCGCGATCGCCAATGGCGCGATCACGATGCCGAACGGCTCGGCGCTGCCCGTCAGCAAGATGGGAAAATTCGAGCCGCACCGGTGGCAGTTTCGGGGCTGGGCCAGCAACGATCCGATGCGCGATGTGCAGGCAGCGTCTGCGGCAATCGAGAACGGCCTCGACTCGCGCACGGCCTACACCGCCCGCACCGGCCGCGACATCGAGGACGTGATCGCCGAGCTCAAGCGCGAGGGTGAACTCGCTGCTGGGGCCTCGGTGTCGATCACCAAGATCCGGGCGCCATCCGCTACGGCTGCACCCTGACTCGTTGCTCTCGAGCGGATGTAATCCGCTCATGGAAAACCTACGACTGAACCGCGACGCGAGCATCGATGCGGCCCGTGCCGCGGCGGATGAATCGACCGGCGACCTGGTCGTCGAGCTGGCCTTCGCGAGCGAGATCCCCTACGAGCGCTGGTGGGGAGTCGAGATCCTCGATTGCAAGCCCGAGGCGGTCCGTCTGGGTCGCCTGAACGATGGCGGCGCGGTCCTCTACAACCACGACTGGAACGACCTGCGGGGCGTCCACGAAGCCGGCACCGCACGCTGCGACGCCGATGCGGTGGCTCGCACCTCGATCCGGCTGACCAGCGCCACCCAGGCGGGCCGCGATGCCATCGGCCTGGTGCGCGGCGGAATCCTTACCAAGACATCGGTCGGCTACGAGATCCACAAGGTGATCGAGCAGACGACCAGCAAATCTGGCGAGCAAGTCTCGCGAGAAATCGACGGCCGCGCATTCCTGCGGACGTTGACCCGCTCTCAATCGCAGGCGCCCGGGGACGTGGCTGCCTTCCGTCGTGCGTTGGACGCGCATGCCGGGCCGTTTGAGCGCGGAGCAGACCCGGCGATCTATCGCGTTGTCGATTGGGAGCCGCTCGAAAACTCGCTCGTCACTGTCCCGGCCGATCCCTCGGTCGGTATTGGGCGCATGGCCGCACCGCCGGCAGCGCCTGACCCTGAACCTGTTCAACAGAAAGCCAAACCCATGTCCGATCCCGTTGTCGACGTGGCCGCGATCGAGTCGCGCGCCGCTCAATCCGCCGCAGACGCTGCAAACAAGCGCGTGGCGGAAATCCTCGCGCTGGAAGACCAGTTCAAGGGCTTCTCCGAAGTCACCCCGATGGCCCAGCAGGCCCTGCGCAATGGCGAGTCGGTCGCCGACTTCACCAAGCGCCTGATGGACCACATCAGCAAAGGCGCCAAGAAGGTCGATCTGTCGATCGGCATGTCGACCACCGACGCCCAGAACTTCTCGCTGATGAAGGCCGTCCGTGCCGTTCTCTCCGGCGACTGGTCGAAGGCTGGCTACGAGCGCGAGTGCAGCCAGGCCGTGCGCGAGAAGGCGATTGCCAGTGGCGTGCAGCCCCAGTCCGAAAAGTCGTTTTTCATGCCCGTCGAGGTCCAGCGGCGCGACCTCACAGTCGCCTCCGCCACGGGCGGCGGCAATATGGTGGCGACCAATCTGCGGCCGCAAGACTTCATCGAGCTCCTGCGCAATCGGATGGTGATGCGCCAGCTCGGCATGCGCATGTTGGGCGGCCTGGTCGGAAACGCGGACATCACCAAGCAGACCGCCGCGGGCACCGCGTACTGGCTCTCGACCGAAGCCACGGGCATCACGGAAAGCCAGCAGACCGTCGGCCTGCTCCAGCTGCGTCCGAAGATTGTGGGCGCCTATACCGAAGTCTCGCGCCTGCTTCTGCAGCAGTCGACGCCTGACGCGGACGCCTTCGTTGTGGACGATCTGACCAAGGTCATCGCGCTGGCGGTGGACGCGGCCGCGATCAACGGCAACGGCTCGGGTGCGCCGACCGGGGTGCTGAACACAGGCTTCATCGGGGCCTTCACCGGCACGTCGCTGGGTATCGCGGCCCTTCTGAATGCCCAGGAAGACCTGGCCACCGCCAATGCCCTCGTCGGCGGCTGCGCGTATCTCACCACCCCGGCCGTCGCCTCGCTTCTGGCTCAGCGGCAGCGCTTCGCCAGCACCGATACTCCATTGTGGGTCGGCAACCTGCTGGACGGCAATGTGCTGGGCTTCCAGGCGAAGTCCACTCCGCAGATGCCGGCCGCGACAGCGCTCTTCGGTGACTTCTCCCAGGTCATCCTGGCCGAATGGGGTTCGATCGAGATCGACGCCAACCCGTATGCGAACTTTGCCGCGGGTATCACCGGCATCCGGGCGTTCTACACCTGCGATATCGGTGTCCGGATTGCCGGTGCGTTCTCGGCCGCGTCGACGATCACCTGATCATGACGAACGTGGAGGTCGAGGTTCTCCGCCCCATGTGGGTGGATGGCCGCCCGCGGGGGGTGGGGGAAGTGGTCTCCATGCCCCGCAGCGAGGCGGACTACGCGATCCACCTGGGCCGCGCTGCGGCCGTGGTGGAAGAGCCCGCGCAGCCCGAGGCCCCGCCGGCCAAGCCGAAGAAGGCGAAAGCCGGCGATGGTCAGTGAAGACCTCGTCCCGTACTTCGCGGAATTCGGCGTGGCCGCCACGATCGCGGCCGGGGCGCTGCAGGGCATCTTCGACGCCCGGCCTGGCCAGGCTTTCGGCTTCGTCGACACAGTCGGTCCGACCTTCACGTTCGCAACCGCCGGCTGGCCGGCCGTGGCCCGTGGCGCGTCGATCACGATCGCATCGGTCCCCTACACCGTGACCGGAATCGAGCCAGACGGCACTGGCGTGACCGTTGTGACTCTGCAGCGAGCATGACCAGCAAGGCCGAACGGATCACCCAGGCGATCGTCACCGCGTTTACGGTGCCGGCCATGTCCAGCGTCCCGGCGGCGCGGGTGTTTCGCGACGTGCATGGCGCATTGCAGTCCGAGCTGATGCCGGCGGTTGCCGTCGAAACAGGGTCCGAGGACACCCCCGATCGCCGAACCACACGCCACAAGCTGCGGTTTCTGGATGTCGATGTGACGGTCGTGGCAAAGGGCGCGAGCCCGTTCACCGCTGCGGACCCCGCGCTGGTCGAGTCCTTCGCCCGGCTGATGGCCGATCGGTCGCTGGGCGGGCTGGCGCTCGAAGTGCAGGAAGGCCCGACGCGGCGTGAGCGCGGGCCGGCGGAAGACCAGCTGGGCGCGATCACGAAGACCTATCGCGTCCAGTACCACACAACCGAAGAGAGCCTCGAATCATGACGACCGACACCGACCCGCAGCAGGGCGGCAGCTACGTGCGAGATCCGGACACCGGTGCGCTGACGCCGGCGCCCGCCCCCGAAACCGACCAGGCCGCCGCGGGCGACCAGGCCAAGGAGTAAGCCATGCCGTTTGGCCGCATCTACCGAAACGTCTTTCTGCTGGGCAAGATCGAAACCACCAGCGGAACGGACTCTGTCCCCACTGGCGGCGCGAACGCGATTCTGCCGGCCGGCGGTGACGTCAAGATCACCGCGATCGAGGCCTCGCAAGTTCCGCGCAACGTGGTCCGAGGCTTCTGGGGTTCGTCCGGCTCGCTGGTCGGCTCGACCTGGATGAAAGCCGAATTCGCGGTCGAGAAGCAAGGCTCCGGCGCTGCTGGCACCGCGCCGGCCTGGGGCGTGTTCCTGCGCGCTGCCGCGTTCGCCGAGACCATCACGGCCTCGACCCGTGTCGACTACACGCCGATCTCGACCGCCGTGGAGACGATGAGCCTGTACGCGTTCACTGACGGCCTGCAGTTCAAGTTCATCGGTGGCGTCGTGGACTTCGGCGGCTCGACGCTGGTCAACAACGTGCCTTCGTACAAGATCACGGTGTACGCGCCTTACCTGGCGCCGACGGCTGTGGCGAACCCCACGCCCACGCTCACAGCCTGGAAGGATCCTTCGCTGGTCAACGACGCGAACACCAGCGACCTGGTGCTCGGCGGCACGTACTCGGCCGGCGCCATCAGCGGTGGCACGACCTACACCTCCGGCGGCATCGAGTTCTCGATGGGCAACCAGGTGGCCCGCACCGAGATGATCGGAGCCAAGCGTGTGGTGCTGACCGATCGGAACGTGACCGGCATGGTCAAGACGATGGACCTCACCGCCGCACAGGAGATCGCGCTGCTGGCGCTGATC